ACAGGACTTCTGGACAAGTTTATACCTGATGCCGACACTAAGGCTAAGTTAGCTCATTCAGTGGCTACAATGGCTCAGGAACACGCTCAGGAGCTTGCTAAAGGTCAGATGGCTATCAATCAGGTCGAAGCGGCCAACTCTAACCTGATGGTAAGTGGTTGGAGGCCGTTCATCGGTTGGACATGTGGCTTAGGTATGTTTGGTAACTTTATTACCATCCCGTTTAGCAACTTTGTTTTGGCTTTACTTGAGTTAGACATAGTTATACCTCTGGTTCCTCTGGAGACCATGATGCCCGTGTTGATGGGAATGTTAGGCTTAGGTGCAATGAGAACTTACGAGAAAAAATCAGGGGTGTCTAAGTAATGTCTAAAAGATCAGCACCGCAGACACGAGTTGTTTACGACCGAGGTCCTACATTTGACCGATACACCGGGAAAGATTTAGACAACACAGGCCCAAGCCCCTCTGTTCAAGACTTTATGACAGATATGGGAGAGTACTTTGATCGTTTAAACGTAAGTAAAAACGTTAGAGAGACAACTACTGCGTTTGTTTTAGGTCTTCAGGGAATGCAAAGAAACATCTTTGAAGTAGGCCTTAAACAAGTACTAGACCAGCTTAATGCAGGCGAAGAAAATATAAACAACCCTTTACTTGGGGGTTTTATAGGAGGGCTAGGACAGCTAGAATACTACGCACCTTCTGTATATGACTATTTTAACGATATATTCGGGGACAATAAAACCTTGTCTCGTTCAGAAGTAGGAGATTCTTTTGGAATTAGCAAAGAAGATTTAGAGCCAAAAGAAGAAGGACCAAACCTAGACGAAATCTTTACTGACGGCTACGTCATATCTGGAGACACTCTATACGAAACAGCACCCAACGGTAGGACTATTGTAGATACCTATGAGTTAGGTGAAGACGGTAACTGGGTGAGTACTACTACTGGCTTACCGGCTGGACAGAGTGAAGTAGCAGCTAAAGAGGAGTTCCCAGAAGAAGCCAGTGCTGGTGATATTTTTTACAATGAAGCTGGTGACGGCTTTATTTTTAAAGACGGTATGTGGGGAGTAGCTACTCAAGAAGATTTAACTTATAAACTTCCTGAGAACGAAGCAGTAGACGTAACAGAGCTAACAGAAGAACAACAAACAGACATCTGGGGAAAAATTAAAGAAGGCTTAGGAAAAATTCCCGGTGCTATTGGGAAAGTTATCTTTGGTCCTGACGGGATGCCCACCAATGTAGACGAGTGGATAGAGTGGGTAGATGAAACACTACAGGCTCAGATGGGTCCTGAAAATCTTCCTTTTCCTATAGTTATTACTACTAACCCAACTGAAGGAACATGGATAGACCTTAAAATTCCTGTTAATTTTGACGTAAACGGAAACCCTATAAGAATACCTCTTTTCGACGAAGCCGGTAATTTTGTAGGCAGTGAGGAACTTGGAGAAGCTTTTCTAGACGCTAAAGGACAAATCTTTGGACCTCTTGGCGAAATAGGTGAGATTTTCTTAGACGAAGATGGGAACCTTACACTTGATCTTGAAGATCTAGAAGACGTTCTTCTTGGAGACCTTACTCTAAACCCAGACGGCTCTGTTACAGGCTCCACGGCAGGAGAAATATTAGTAGGCAAGTGGTTTCTTAACCCAGACTCAGGAGAGTGGGAAGAAGAAGAAGAAGCTTCTCTTGAGGAAGTAGGTTTAGACGACGGCGAAGAAAACGGCCTAGCAGACACTACCGACGACAACATTTCTACTGACGATGATGAGTTAGGCGGTCTTTTTGAAGAAGAAGATAAAGACCCAACACCTCCTGCAAAAGCACCCAGAGGAAGATTAATTACTGATAAAGACGGAAACCCCATTAGGATAATAGGGACAGACGGAACTAACTACGTTTTAGACGGAGACGGTCAATGGGTTGCTGCTGCTGTAGGAGGAGGAGACGGAGGAGAAACTGTTCTACCGGGGACTACTACAGGAGGTAGTGACGATGACGATGATGACGATGATGACAACGGTGGTACTGTAGACAACGGTGGTACTGTAGACAACGGTGGTACTGTAGACAACGGTGGTACTGTAGACAACGGTGGTACTGTAGACAACGGTGGTACTACTACAGGCACTGGACGTACTCCTTTTGATCCTAATGACCTAGATGGAGACGGTGTACCTGACGACACTGTAGACCCTCTTGTAACCAATGATGATAACGATGATGGTAAGGTTGTAACCAATGATGATAAAGAGGAACCTGTAGTCGGTGGTCCTGTAATAGTCGAAGAAGACCCTCAAGATCCTTTAGTTGGAACAGATGATCCTATCGTTGAAGACCCTTTTGTTGGAACCTCAAGTGGTGGTGGTGGAGGCGGCGGTGGCTTAGAATCTGGAGGATACATGGGAGGACTTAGTTATACGTTACCGGGGTTCGTAGGAGTCCAGTATCAACCAAAAAACTACACTGTTGAACTTGACCGAATCATTAATGAAAGTTTGTTTAAAGGAATGATCTAGTGACTTATTTAGATTTAGTTAATAATGTACTTAGAAGGATACGTGAAACAGAGGTTTCTTCTGTTCAGTCTACTGCTTACAGCAAGCTAATCGGAGACCTTATTAATGACGCTAAGGACCTAGTGGAAACCTCGTGGGACTGGTCTGCACTTAGGACTACCCTTACGATTACTACTACGGCTGACGTATTCAACTACTCTTTAACGGGTAGCCAGAATAACATCAAAGAACTAAACGTGTTGAACGATACGTCAAACTTAATAATGCAGTACCAGACTAACAACTGGTTTGACTCACAGTTTCTCTTAGGAAACCCTGTCTCTGGTTCACCTTTGTACTACACGTACAACGGTGTTGACTCAGACGGTGACACGTTAATCGATGTTTACCCTAAGCCAGACGGAGTTTACTCCTTACGTTTTAACTGTGCTTTACGTAACCCTGACTTAAGTGCTGACACCGACACGATAAAGATACCGCCTATGCCCGTGATGCACCTTGCTGTAGCTTTTGCTACACGTGAGCGTGGGGAAACTGGTGGTACTTCTGCTGCTGAGTACTTCTCAATGGCTAACAAGTACTTGTCCGATGCTATTGCTATGGACGCTGCTAGACACCCCGAAGAAACTATCTTCTACACGCCTTAAGGTACTTATATGGCACAAGAACTCAAAAGTATTAATCTTGTAGCGCCTGCGTTCCAAGGCATCAACACTGAGGACGCACCGTTAGCTCAGGACCCTTCCTTTGCTGAAACAGCAGACAACGCTGTTATTGACAAAAGAGGGCGTATTGCTGCACGTAAAGGCCACCTAGTCATTACAACTAACAAGACGCAGTTAGGTAGTGACTTCTTAAGCTCTATCAAGGAGTTCAGGGACAACGCAGGTAACACTAAGATCTTCTCTGTGGGCAACAACAAGATCCTCAGTGGTACAACTACGTTAGCTGATGAGACTCCAGGTAGCTACACGATCAACGCTGACAACTGGAAGATGGTCAACTTTAATGATAGCATCTACTTCTTTCAGCGTGGGTTTCAGCCTCTAGTATACAACGTAACTGCTTCAGGGATATCTGGAGGCGCTAACAGTAACGTAGTAACACTAGGCTCTGTCAATAGTGCAGCAGGCGTTGCTTCAACAATGTACGGCAATGAAGTCCTAGCAGCTTANGGNAGACTCTGGACTGCTGACTTTGCTACGGATAAATCAACTGTTTATTGGTCTGATCTTTTGATTGGACATGATTGGGCAGGAGGGACCTCTGGTTCCATTAACTTGTCTAAAGTATGGCCCGACGGTCACGATGAAGTTGTAGCACTAGCTGCCCATAATAATAAATTAATTATTTTTGGTAAGCGTAGTATCGTAGTTTACGAAGGTGCTGACGCTCCTGCTACTATGGCTTTATCAGACACAGTGGTAGGTGTAGGCTGCGTAGGCAGAGACACTATACAACACACTGGTGTAGACGTAATCTTTTTGTCTCACACAGGCTTAAAGAGCTTCGGGAGAACAATCCAAGAAAAGTCCATGCCACTAAGCAGTTTATCTAGTACAATTACTACAGACATCATTCAGGTACTCAGGGAAGCAAACGAAGTCTATAAGTCTGTGTACCATCCAGAGGAAAACTTCTACTTACTTACTTTCGTAAATCAAAACATTACCTATTGTTTTGACGTGAGAGGAACTTTGGAAAACGGGGCGTACAGAGTGACACGCTGGCCGGGAACTAGTTTTACGTGTTACGAACGTAAGAGTGAAGGTACTTTGCTCATCGGTAGTTCGTTAGGCATAGGGCAGTACTCAGGTTTTCAGGACAACGGAGGCTCTTATGGCTTCAAGTACTTTAGCCCTGAGTTATCTTTTGGAGAACCTTCTAAACTTAAGTTCCTGAAGAAGCTTAGACCGACGATAGTAGGCGGTAGTGGTTTAGACATCTTCCTGAAGTGGGACTACGACTTTGGCGCTTCTTACAACGTAGCATTTATAACCTTAAAGGACGAAGCAAAGGCTGAGTTTGGTTTAGATGAGTACACCGTAGGCCAGTTTTCTGATGGTGTCCTAACTTCTAAAGAAGCTATTAACACTAACGGTAGCGGCGGAACTTTGAGTATTGGTATGGAAGCCGACATTAACGGAGAAGAACTCTCTTTACAGGAAATAAACGTACTTGCACTGGTGGGTAAAACAATATGAGTAATTATACTAAACTGACTGACTTTGCCGCCAAAGATACTTTATCTGCTGGCGACACTAATAAAATTGTTAGGGGGGCTGAGTTTGAAACTGAGTTCGACAACATTGCAACGGCAATAGCCACAAAAGCAAACACGGCTGGACCCACGTTTACAGGGACTGTCACAATACCCGCGCTAACCTTTACTGGGACACTGGCGACAGGGACAATTAATGGAGGGACTTACTGATGAGTTTCTGGGAGAATTTATTTGGTGCTGGCATTGCTGCTGGGGGCTTGGCTCTAGGCGCAAAAGCTTACGATGAGCTAGGTGAAACAGGAGAAAGAGCGTACCAAGAGTTTGCGGGGGAAGATGGTTTAGCAAATAAGCTCTCAGGTATGCTGG